GTTTTGCCAATTGGTCACTTACCCATTCATACGGATCACCAGTTCTGCCACTCATTATGCGATAAGGCATGTCACCTTTATTGCTGTAGTAGTCACTCAAGGCATCATATAGGTCATCGTCAAGGTCGTCGGTGGCTTCAAAATTTCGTACTTCGTATTTGAACCGATCAAGTATGTGATCAATAGTTTCGCCTGTAGCATCCATGAGTCGACTTTCGGCCACCGGTATACCAGCCAGTTTGGTTAGGCTGTGTATGTCTTCAAAGGTTGCAAAGTTTTCACCTTCCGCCACACCTTGCTGTCTGTGTTCGTTGTGCATGTCTTTCAGTTGTTCTAGTGCTTCTTCTCTATTGCTCATTCCATCAGCACCGTTATCTGCTTTGTAATGAAAGCAACCCCAACCATATGTGTCTTGATAAATCTCACCAATTGGCTTGCCATTCTTGCTCTTGATTACTTCTGCACGAGGATAAACAGTATCGTACACGCTGACTGGCTCCCACTGTTCCGCCACACCTTTGCTCATATACTTTTTAAGTTTTCCAGCAGCTTGATCCATACTAGCATCACGCTTGTTAACTTGTTTGTGCAATTTATTTGCTTGATCCTCATGGTCAAATGACTTGGCCACAGCAGAAGCGGTACCCTTGTCATACAAATCAATTGCTTTTTCTGAGTGACCTGCGGCTTTGTCCAGCTTTTTATCAATTGACTTCTCAGCTTTTTTGCCATAAGATGACAGAGTATTTACGCTTAATTCATTTAAGGAGCCTTCCGCCACAGGTGGTTGTTGACCAGTAGTAGGTGCTGCCATTGGATCAGTTGGTGCAGCAGCGTCTGAAGGTGGGGCCTCTGCATCCGGTGCCAGAGTATTGTCAGTGCTAATGTCAATGCCAAGATCTTCAAGTCGGCGTATTACTTCGGTGTCATCCCAAGCATTGGCACGTGGATCACGGTCGGCTAGATCAATCAGTCTATCAAACAATATATCATCACCTACCAAGTCATACAATTGTTCTGTGGCATTGGTAGCATCCGGTCCGACTATGAGTTCTTTACTCATCAACTGTTTGAGTCTAGTCAATTGTTCCGGAGTCTCAGGTAAATTCCATGTGCCTTCGGACAGATGGTCTATCCATGATTCAAATATGTCAGCTTCTTTCATAACGTTTCCTTGTTGTATTCTTGCCAGCAATGGCAATGCGTCTTCAATCCGTGTGTCCAATGTTTGTTCAATAAACATGGTCTTGATGTCTTCTACCAACTTTTCATGATCCACTGATTCAGCCGGATGCCAGGATTCAAAGTATGTAGAATAACCTCTATGCGTACTCATGCGTTTGATATGCTCACGCAAATTCTTATAATATGTTTTTGCTTGTTCCACAATCTCTTGTGTAACCCCTTCCATGACTCTGCCGGTACTGGCACGATTGAATCGACTTAATACCTTGAGTTCTCCAACCATTTCACAAATATGATTGCCACGTATATCGTAGGGTTTGCCACCTTGTTTCACATGTTCTAACATGGCACGCCCACCACCTAAGTTGGTAAATGGAAGTTTAAAACGTTCGCCATCAGCTGTTTCAATAAAAATGCTTTCTACGTAGCGAAATCGAGCATCGTTTTCACCTAACACACGATTGTGCTTGAGCATGAGTCGTGCTTCAGTGGGCTCTCCAGCATAGCTCACACGCTTGTTACCATAATACCCTTCAAACAGCCCTTCTGCAATGGCAGCAATGCCAGCTTGTATATGCTTGAGCTTGCTGATATCTGTCAAGGTTGCATGCCACCGATTACGATGTGCTAGATTTGTCAGTGTATGTTGAAACTCAAAAAATTCATTGCGGTCCTTGTGATCTTCAATGGTCTTGCCAAGATTGTCACCGTACATGACAAACATTTCATTGTCGTCTCCCAGCACTATGACCATGGTACCATAGTTGTTGCCCGAACTACCAATATAATCAAAGCTAAATGTTTTGGCAGTAGAGGCATCCTTGACTGGGCGGCCGTCTTTACCCAAAAATTCCGGGTGGAAATTATGTGTTTCTAACAAATCGTTTAGTTTTTGTTCAATATTGAGTTCTTGTGCCATAGTTGTATATTTAGTATCAACGCATCATAGACACAAACGGCAAAGGCTCAATTATATTGTCGCCGTGGTCCTTCAAGTGTGCATCAAGGTCAGGATGATAGCTTTGTAGCATTTGTAGCATGCGTACAGCAAGGATAGTACTCATTACTAGATCATCAGTTTCTCCGGGCTTGGCAGCATAGCTTACACCATTTGCAACAAATGTTTTTAACTCGGAAATCAATGGTTTACTACGGATATTCATTCTATGCGTTTCTACCAAGTGCTTGAGTTTACTGCATGCACCAATCTTACTTTTGGCTGTGGTGTTAAATCCTTTGCGGTATCTACGGCCGCCGCCAGCACTGGCAGAGTCACTCAAGAAATACCCACGAATATTTTCTTCCCCAAATTCCGCAATACTGATCAAGGCAGCTTCACCAATGGTGTTATTTTCCACTGAGTAATAGATCATTTTATCGTCACCAACCACAGTATACAATTGATTTACAATATCTGCCAATATACGTATCTGCTCAGGAATGGTGGTTTTGTTGTGCCGCCATTCAGCAACTTGTTCCGTTGTGCCTGCTTCAAATACCTGTATGGCACTGGGATCTCCACCTGTGCCCAGGCTAGGATCCAATGCAACCACGTAAATTGATCCAGGCTTGGGATCAGCATACCATCGTACTTGCCCAGTTTTCTTAAAAGGTTCTATGCCTTCAAGATCAATCAATGTGGTGGCAGCAATCAACGTTTCATCATTTATAATAAATTCGCAATTCATCTCACGACGGAATCGGTCTTCCCCCAGCTGTGCTCGTTGTTGTTCTCCCCAGGCATGATCTCGGTCTGGATGTTCCTCCCAATAACTGCGAAATGCCTTGAATCCATTTATTCCAAGTTCGGTATTGTTGCCATGTTCGTCCATGGTCTTATTAGCGCCTTTCCATAGAAACGCAAACTGATCTTCGTCTGAATTTGGGGTTGAGGTAATAATTGCTTTACCACCAGTTGCTAGTGTGGGTGAAATACTGGTCCAAAACTCTTTAGCAATTGTGGGTCTAACAAATGCAAACTCATCCGAATACAACAACGAGATACTCATACCCCGGCCGGTTGTTTCTGTTGTGGTTTGACTTACAATACGACTACCGTTGTCAAAGTCTATTGACCCTTTGTTATAACTGGTAACGCCAGCACGTATGTGATTAGGGCATAGTTCATATGCGTATCGCACACGTTGCATGATCTCCTGAGCGCCTGTGTACTTGTGAGCAGCAATTAAAATTGTTGAATCAGGCACAAACATTGCATACCACAGCAAATATCCTGCTGCCGATGTTGATTTGCCTGTTTGACGAGGCATCATTGATATTGAATAACGATAGTTGTGATAGGTTGCAATCAATCTTTTTTGATAGTCAAATGGGTGATACAACAGTTTGCCACGTGTGGGATGCTGGATATAAAAAAAGTGATCCATAAAATACAATGGGCCAGAGTCTGCATCGGCACAATGCATAAAATCGGTCAACTGATCTTCCGTGAATGTTTCCCGACGGTGCGGAGATTTGATTAACACGCCTTCTGGACTGATTGACATATTATTAATTATCTATTAGTAGTGTAAATTCCGGCCACAATTTGGCAAACTGTCCAGTTTTGTCTGGATGATATTTGGTTTCAATTTCGTGAATGTGCGTGGCAAACTTTTTGGCCATAACAGGATTTGACTGTGTCACTGCGGCATAATTTTGCAATGCTTGATCAAAGAACATGCGTTCTGTATCAGTTGCCAGACCGGTTGCATAAAATTGATTGATCTCGGCTGCGGCTGGTTCTGCTACTTCTTGTCCGTGCAAGAACGGATCTAAATAATCAGGTTGGAATAAATTTTGCCAAATAATGCTTATACCCTGGTCATGTGCAAACTCTCGCAATTCACAAATGCGAGTTGCATTGTATATGTTGTACACCGCATGAATTCCACCCCAATGCCCTTGCTTGAACAAGTCTTTAACTATTGCAAGATTGTCAACTAACATGGACCAGGAGCCACCGTACCGCACATATTCAAAACGGTCACCCACATTGTCAAAGCTCATGCTCCATCCAACTTTTTTACGATGTTGCAGTTTTTTAAATACCTTGTTTTTGCCAAGATCCACATTCATGTTGGTAATTATGGTCACAGAACAATCATTGGGGATTACTTCCAACAATCGTTCATTCTCAGGCAATAGCAACGGTTCACCGCCAACCAGTGCAACATCCTGAATATGTTCATGATGTGCTGAAATAAAATTGCACACATCATCGTAGTAGGGGCGGCTGCCAGATTTGAATGGAATGCCTTTTAGTGCTGACCATTTTGAACTGGCCCACTCACTACAATAGTTACATGAAAGGTTACAGGTGGTATTCCAACGCACATCTACAATCACAGGGTAATGGTAAGTGTCTCCGGCAGTTGCGTAATCAAAATTAGGATTTTGATCGTTGTGCCACTTGCGTTCTGAGTCTGCTCCAAAGCGTTCAGCTTGCACACAATTGCTACAATACGTGTGAGCACGGCCTTGCGACATCTCACTTCGAATCTCCGTCATTAGATCGCTATTGAGTATTTCTATAATATTATTGGTGTTGAGGTTGCCCAGCATGTTGGGGTTGCCAGCACAACATGTTTTAACATCACCACGGGGATTTATATGTAGGCCACGCCATGGGGCGGCACAGTAGAAATTATCGGACATGCAGTATTTACATGTCCATTGCAGTTGACTGTTTAATTACACCAACTTTGTTTTGCTTCGCCATAATACTCACGGGCAAATCCGTTTGTAATCAGCATTTGTCTAAGGCTTTTTCCGTCAAGAATTACATCGCCTAATACTCGACCACCATACTTGTCCCAGTCTATTAGAACAACTTGTCGATGTTTGGCAATTTCAACTTCGTGTTTAGTAAATGCACTTGCTGCTTCTCCACGCTGTGCTTCACTAGCACACTGAGCGCGAAATCCTTTTTCTGGAGTGTCTACCCCAAACACACGTATTGATAATTCTTTCTTTAGCGGGGCTGGTAAAAAATCTGCCTGAAAAGCCACAGTATCTCCGTCAATCACTCGAGTAATAACAGCGTTATATGTCACTCCAGGTCGTTGTTTGGGTTGTGCGGTTACCAGTACCGGCACAATCAGCAAGAGTGCAAGTAGCGTTTTCATGTTATATGTTAGGCGCTAGGTTGCTGGCAAATACAATAAAATCAGCCGTGAACACATCACCAGTATTCACAAGAATACCAAAATTGGTATTTGCCCCCGGGGGCTCAACTCCATTCAATAATACATTGGTACGATTGCAGGCACAGACTTCTGGATCTAATCCATAGGCAAACTGTGTTGAGTCCTGAACATAGCCGATCAAGCCATGAGTATTAATAATAGCAGTGCGAGCTGCCTTATCATCTGGCCCGGTAGTTAGCAACATAATTTTGTCGGCGTCAGTCAGTGGAGGTACAGCAACTATTTCGTAAATGGCCAGTCGCTGTGCTGCTGTTGACTCTGGGTTGGTAACAATGGCCCATTGTTCAGCTGAATATACGGGATTTTTTACCATAGCATAATTCCATTGGAATAGTGGTGCGTATATATATCCTGAGGTCACAGTCATGGTCATAGGAACCATGATATAGTTGTTTATTGCCAGCCCATTGTCAACATACACTGACCCATTGGCTACTAATTCATTTAGAGTTCCGTCGTTAAGAAAAGTTCCCTCAAACACCGGTGTTCCATTCATGGTAATGGTTCCAGTGCTAGGAATGTATCCTATTCCCAGAGATTCAATTAGTTTAAATTGTCTTATTGTCATGATTATTTTTAACTCGCTAGTTGGGTATTTATCTAGAGATTTAATAACCGTTGAACGGTTTAACGGGACTTTGTTTCTGCACAGATGCAGGTTCTACACTGTTTGGCGTGCTGATTTGTATTTTTTTGATAGGCAAACCGGCCATTTTCAATGCGTGATCAATAGCTGGAGCAACATTGGCATTGAACCCAGCAATCACTGCGAGTTCGCCAAATGCTGCTTGTGCAGACCAGGCAGGCAACTTGTTGGTAAGGCCATCCGTTCCAGCGTCACTTCTAGCACGAGCTATTGCCACACCCAGTCGATATATTTGATATGGATCGCTAGAGCTTACGCCAGGCAACACAAACACATGGTTCATGGGATCAGCGATCTCAGGTGGCAAATTTACTTGTTCAGTAATAAACTCTCGAGCTCTCATGTGTACAACTCCTGAAAACGCTGAATCAGAGATTTAGCATCAGCACCAAACACCAGTTTCAACTGTGATCCTGCGTACAAGTAGGCAGCAACTTCTTCGTCAATATGTGCTTGATAGTCCAATTTGTTTTTCAATGTCTTGATCATGGTTTTTATCACAGGATCACTGCGACATTCGTCAAACAATTGATCCGCTTGACGTTTAAAATCTGTGTCCAAGTAATACTTAGCATGGAACATCTCGTGCTGTAGGGTAGCAGGATCATCACCGCTGATGCCTATCACACAGAATTTTTTCATGCTTGCTGTGGCCTGCTTGATGGCATCTACCACTGTTTGTTCTGCCTGACTGAGTTCTCCCACTGTGCTTGACCACGAACGAAATGCAGAGTCTGTTATGTTAAAACCATCCCAGAATTTGAAATAGTCTGAGTTGCCTTCGCGGTCTATCCAGTTGTCCAGGAACTCGGCCATGCCAACATGATGTTTCTTAGCACCGTTACGATGTCCTTCGTAGTATTCGGCCATGCGGAAAAAACTCTTAGTAAGATTAGGAATAGTTTTGAACTTCAACAACACACATCCGTCCTGTGGACGAGAAATTGAAAAATCTCGACGAGAAGATTTGGGTTGCTTTTTGTTGTCAAAGTAATTGTCGACAGTGCGCCGGGTCCACCGTTCTATCAAAAACTCTTGAGCTCTCATTTGTAACCTTTAAATGCAGTCATCGGGCTGGTGGTATTCACTGCTGAAAGTTCTTCACTTTTCAGGTCTCCGTGATTCAAGTCTGTGTAAGTTGCTCCTGCGGCTTTGAAGGCTTGTTTAAGCATGCGTTGTTCTATTTCAGTGTATGGATGTGCAGATCGTTGTTTGCCCACCCAACTCTTGGCATCCATGTCAATGGGTTTGTTTGATCCATCGGCGCAGGCCACCGCCATCATCACTCGATTGAGTACATAATCACTGTTTGCCCGTTCAGCATCATAAAATACATTAAGACCCACTGTGGCCACTTGTTTGTGGTTGCCAATGGTCCCGTCGCGTTCAGTGATGAATTCCGTTGCTCGCATGTTTATGTACCGGCAGCGTTGTACACTCCGGCAGTCGCAGAACTTGCTGTACCAAGTTCAGTTGCTGTGAAACTGCTGCCAGTCACAGTGACTTTGTTTCCGGCACCGGCGTAAACTTCCATTATGGTGCTTGCTGGTATACCAACAGGTGCTGAAAAAATATTTCCGGCAGCAGCCGCTGTGCCCAGTGCCACTGCGTACACTTGATAGGTCACCGCAGTAGTGGTGCTAATGCTAAGTTTGTCAGTATATACTACTGCATTGCTTAGAGTGGTGTATACATTTGCCGTTGCCATTATTTGCTACTTTCAGGAGGAATAGCAACAACTGGTTGAAACAGTTCTCGTGTTTGATACATTACTCCAGGAATTTCCACAGGTGTTTGTTTCACTGTGGGAATGGCCGGAGGTGTATAACCAGTCGATTGACGCTGGGCCAAATCATTCTGTATATCTGTATAAGGTCTCATCATAATTTCACCTGTTATTTCTTAGCAACAAGGTCAAGTGCCTTGTCTTTAATGGTCTTTGCCCAGGATGGTTCGGGAAGATGCCATCCAACAAAGGCACCAACTAAAATCCAAAATATTGTTTCTAACATGTTATATCCTTATCGAGCCTTGTATGTTTTCCATTGATTGGTCAAGTCAAAAATACTTTCTTTAACTTTTTTATCATCTTTATCATCAATGGCTTTTTTCATTGGCTCTTTCTTGTTGCCGTCTTTGTCCATGTCTAGGAAGTCGGGCTTCTTGGCTTCTTGGATACCAGCCATCTCCATCATACGCCGAAGGGCTGCATCATCATCTTCATAATCATCATCTTCTGAATCAAACAAATGTGCAGTGGCTTTTTTATGCTCATCCAACAAAGCGGAACTAATCCTGTGACCTAACTGGTTCTTATTGCTTGGTTGAATAGAGGAAAATATTTCTTTACCATTTTCATAAATGAAATAAGAAAAATCACCATCACCGTCTTGCTCAGTTGTTACTTCATACGCATGTGACCCCACCCGATGTTTAGTTGTTGCTGTATATTCAGCAGCACCGTATGAACCACGTCCGGCGTTACCTGTGTGTTCAAAATCAGGTTGTCCAATAATTTCTTCCGCCACACCTTGTCTTTCTTCTTGACTGGATAACACAGGAACCGTTGCTTGTCCGGTGCTCTTTGGTCCGTTGATCCCACCACTATATTGCATGGCATTGCCAGAAGTCTCGGTATTGGTAGGATAGTCTGGACTGTTTTGAGTCTCAACTGTGTCGCCATATGCTTCGTCCATTTGGTCGCAATTGCAACTGGAACTGCCACAACTTGGGCAGGCTTGGTTACTTTGCTCCATGCCCTGGCCGCCACCTAGTCCGGACATTTTCAGCAGTACAGCCAATTTCATTGCATCTTCTTCAGTGGCAGTGACAGTCAAGCTCTTGCCGCCTTCAGTTGAGCTGCTCATGTTAATGCTGAGTGACTCGTTCAACTGTGCCATTGATTCAGTAATAGCGTTTTCAACATCACGATTCAAGCTATCGTAAATGCCTTTGCCGTAGCTGACTCCACTTGAACTCTTGGATGGTGCATTGTGAGAGGTTTCTTCAACTTCTTCTTTATCTTTATCTTTAGAAGTATTTTTCATACCGTGCTTGCTGCCCGGTGCTGACGGATTCTTCTTTGGCGTGTCGGCATCAAATGATGTATCATCTTCACTTTCATCTTTTGCCTTGCTGACTTTATAGCCAGCTTTCTTTAGCAATGCCATTGCGGCTTTGAGATCGCCGCCGCCTTCGTCGTCACCTTCTTTGGTCATTAACTTGCTGGTACCGGTATTGATTTTGGCACCAATGCGTTTCTTTGAACCTTCTTTTCGTCCCAGTTTGGCTTTTTCTCCCGATGCACGACGAGCCATTGCATCATCTTTGTCTGCTTTTTTTGTATCTTCATCGTCTTCTTCACCGCTGTAGTTGCGTCCAGCGTGATGCCGTATACTGGTGTCTGAAGTCTTTTCAATTGCTCCGCCGGTGTGAGTCTTGCGACGTTCGCCAGTCCGCATGTCTGGTTCTTCCTTGGGCCGCTTGTGTGCAGTAAATGCATTGTCTTGGCTGGCTTCGCCAAATTGAACGCTGTCGCCTGCTGAAAATTGTATGCCAGCCAGGCGTTTTGGTAACTTGCCCTTGGCAATAATAAAATCTAGTTCTCTATCAGTTGGGCCAGCTTGTTCAAGATCATTAGCTAGATCCTGCATGGCATCATTTTCCCATATGTCATCGCCGTATAGTGCAGCAATAGCGTCTAGCACTTTATCGTAATCAATTGAACCTGCGGCTTCTTCCATGCCTTGGCCACGACTGCGGCCACCGCCTAGTGCTGACTTCATGGCCTCGGCAGCCACATCTCCTAGCATTTCGTCAACTTCTTTTTTGGCGCCAGCAATTTTGTCGGCAAAAGTGATTTTGTTTGCAGGAGGTGCCAGTGCGGCAAATGATTTTTGCTTGGTACTCATTGGAGCGCCGGCTTCTGGTAGGTTAGGTTGTGCATGTGTTCCGTGTGCGTCTTTGATGCTGCCTTTGAGACTGGTGATTTGGTCTCTTGATGGCAGGCCTTTTCGTTTGCCGTGTGTGTTGATGCTGTTGTCGGCTGACATTCTATGTCCTCGGGTCAATGGATCACCACTAGTGCCGCCTATTTTGCGTTTTCTACCCTCATAGTCATCAGGTTTTGGATTATAGTAGGCATCATCCATATCAGGGCCGTACGTGTGGTCTGGTGGTTCCTGTGTGTACAATTTGTCTTTGTACTTGGGATCGCGGTACTTGGCAGCTTCGGTTGTTTTTTGTTCTGGTTTTTTGCCTGTTGGTGGCAGACCCATTCTCTTTTGCAAGTCACGGATCATGTCAGCGTCGTCACCGTGCCCCAATTTGTTTAGCACAGCGCCGCCAACTTTCTTGGCCATGCCGCCAACTTTCTTGACCATATCACCAAGACCTTCGTCTACTTCCTTGTTGTCATACTTTTCATAGCCCTTAGCAGCACGACTCATGTCACGCTCGTTTAGTTGTTGAGTTTCTGGCTTGTCATTAACTGCGGCCAGGCGTTTGTTTAAATCATAGAAAAAAGTCATTTTATTATCCTTTTGGGTGTGCGCCTGTGGCAGGCTTTGATGGACGTTTGATTGATGTCATGGGACTCTTGTTTCCCATTGGCAACTCATTCGTAGTTTTAGCCGGGGGTGTTTTGCCACCTGCCACTGTGAAGTTTGAACGATAGGCATTTTTCAGCACCACATGATCTTGTGGCTCTGCTGAATAATCTTTCTTGAGGTTTTTTTGTAATTTATCATCTGCTGGATAATCAGTATCACTTAGCAAGTCTTTGTTTTGATCGGCAATCTTAACAGCCTCGGTGTCAATGCTTTCTTCGTAAGCAGTGGTTGCCATTACAATACGGTTTTCGTCCAGTCCCAACAGTCTAGCAATTTGTTTGATCTGTGGCTCAATGGCCGGATATTTAAATTCCACATCTATTCTTGTGACAGACTGATTGGGAAAAGCCGGGAAGTCTGCGATTACCGCACGAACCGGTGTGGTCTTGGGGCTTGACATGTTAACCACGTCAAACTGATCCATCTTTTCTTTAAAGTCTTTGAAAAAGTTGGCAGGCACATCACCTACTACTTTGATGCGGTATGCATATGTGCGTTCACTTTCTGCTAGATATTTTGCAAATGGTTTCATGTCAGTGTCCTATTTTATATTTATACTTTTTTATCTTTAAGCAACCGTTCCAATAAATCGTTACGATTCAACACTTGCCCGTGTGCTGTGGGCAAGTGTGGGTCTTCGGGTTGTTGCTGATCTATACGCATTTTTTTCAACTGTAAATCAATTACCTTGAGTTTTTTATTCATCTTGGCAGTTTTAGCGGTAATAGCATGCCCTAACATTGTGCCTGCTACATTAAAAATCTCACTGGCAAATCGACTATCCACTTGCATGCCAAGATCCATGAGATCTTTGTAGCTATCTTTAGCCAATTGTGCTAAATCGTCCATTTCTACATCAGAAGCCGACAAATCACGAACAGTTGGCAATGCTATGTCGATCTTGTCAATGGCATCATCAAGCGTTGCTAGATGGATACGTGCTTCCTCAATGGTAGGTTTTTCTACTTGGGTTTCAATTTCAAGCGAAGAGGGCAGGTCAAACAAATCTTCTAATTTCCGTGTCATACGGATATTTATGGTTCAGTTGCGACCGTTGGCAAACATATCGTTTTCGGTGATCACTCTAAATGCAAGCCCTTGGCGAGCACACCACTTTTGTGCCGCACCCCATTTGGCATAGTTAATAGCCACCACAGCCCGGTCTCTTGAGCTCATTTTTGATTCAATTATACTTTGCTTTTTGGGTTTGATCTCAATCAACTCTGCATGCACAGTATTGTTTTTACTGCGGTAAGTGATCAGAAAGTCTGGCACATAATTGCTTTTTTTGCCGGTTATGGGATTCATGTAAGGAATAACAATACTCTCACTGGCCCATTGTAGTACATTGTCGTTGGTATCACAAAATCTCATGAACGAATGTTCCCAACCGGATCTATAGCGTGGAGAACCACGTCCCACATATTTAGAAGGATTGATCACTGTGTACGGCCCTTGGGCCCAGCGACTCATTGCAATATCAACCGAGCAGCGTATTGGTTGGGAGTTGAACTGGCATTGACTCCCAACAATGTGGCTCGGCTGCGTATGGAGTTAAGGTAGTATGCAAGACTTGCAGTGAGTGTTATTCCTGTTTGGCCTTTCATTGCATCTAACAATGTCAATGCCGGAACGTTGGTATCTTGTGCCACTCTAAATAAACTAACCGTGAAATTACCAGCAGCCCGTGTTGTGGACATCACACTGCGAAAGTATGAGTATACAATGTCGTATTCGTCTGCTGGCACGTTGACATCATAATTGTAAAAATTGTCAAACACTCTAACTGTTAGGTCTTTGTTGGGATTGGCGTAATTCACTGTGCTCATGATACATTACCTCTGCTAATGGCATTTTCTGTCTGCACAATAGGGGGAGTAGGAAAAAAGAATCCTGATGATTTTCCAGCCACGGCTCTCACAGCGCCTGGTACTGTGCCACCCACAATGGTTGGTATTCCCAGGGCAAGACTGTTGTTAACAGCAGTGCTGGACAATGATTTATTTTTGTAAGTGTTGTAAGCAGTGGTGCCTTGTTGAGTGGCCCCAATCAACCCCAATACTGATCCTGCTTGTAAATCTGATCTCATGTTATATTACTATGGACCAGTGTATAGCTGACTGCCTTGACCAGTTATAGTATCAGTTGATGCTCGATTTCTTGCCAATGGACTGAGCTTGTCGTCATAGTGAGCTGGTCCGGCAAATCCTGGTACATCGCTGTTAGGAGAACCAATCATGTATTTGACTGTTTCATATGCCACTGTCATGCTGTGTGTCATGGTTCCGTTGCCTTGACTGTAATCATAAGTGTCATGCGAACATGCAGTGATCAATGGGTTTATCAGTATGTATTCTGCATAAGGTCGTTGATATTCAAATCCAAAAATACGTATGTCTGTGAAGAATGCCGGTTTACCATTGGCTCCATCCGAAATGCTTTCGCCAATATAACCCCAATCGTTTGCACCACCCATGCGATCTTGTTCGTATATATCTCTTGCAGAGTATCCAAATCCGTTTTCTCTATTGGCCTGCGGACCAATTGTACCATTGGTAGAATTGGTGTCTCCATAATTATAGGTTGGATCCTTGTAGTAATAACTGTAATAATTGTACCACATGTTACGTACCACATCAGACGCATCGTCGTGAAAAGTTATGTTAACAGGGTCGTAGTTAATTTTAGTTTGAACAACCCGTTTGCGATTGTATTGATTTAGTGTTTCTGTAGTAACAGTGTATTTGGGCAAATCAATAGTCTTGACCAGTAAACTGATATTGTTTTGATCAGATAGTCCCATTGCTCCGCGCAGTTGTGGAATTTGTGCGGTATTCAAACTGAACACCACATGGAACAAGAATTTTAGGCGTGGTTTGAGAGCATAGCCAGCCGATCTAAATGTTCGGCTGGCATGATCATATATATGTAACCCTTGCCCTTTGTCAAATCCTTTATAGATCTGCTGACCAAATGATGAAATAGATGCCATTAGCGACTATCCCAAGTACTTGTGTTACGTCCCAGCGCCAGTTACTGTGCCGTCGGCTGTTCTGCCTCCAGAATCTGTTCCAACTCCTTCGTCGTCTCCCTGATTGGCATTATCATATGCAATAGTCAGTGCAATTGTTGCCACTGCACTTTCGGCATAACTCAACTGGCCATAGTCAGCAGACTTCAAATAACATCCATACAGGTTCCACGTCTCTAATACTATAGGTTCACCAGCGCCGTTGCCACCATCAAGCACTTCTATTGTTGTTGTAAATTTATAATCAATACCAGAAGGAGCACTGGCCATTTCCAAAAAGTCCATTTGTTTCTGCAACTGTTCTCCAACCAGTTTGGTAACTGCGCCAGTGGCATCATCACGGATTTCACATGCAACATCGGCCCAGGTTGGTTTGCCAGCTAATTTGAGAGTGGTGTTGTAAATTGGTATGGTTATGTCTTCAAAACTCAGATTGGGCCGATTTACAGTCATCACCTGTTTGGTGAGTTCTACTGTATCGCCAGCTATTCCGAAATTTTCAAAAAACACACGGAATCT